AGCACCAACGTGCGATAAACAAAGGTGGTCAAAGCAACTAAGTTAGTCGCAATTCAAATATATACTGATGGAGGTTAAATTATGAACAGAATAACTATGGGATATGGAATCGGAGCCTGCATAACTCTAACTGGAACAACGGACCAATCAACTAAAAAACTTATAGATTGGCTTTATAGCAAAGATACTACTCAGATATTTGCAATAGATAAGCCAGAGGATAAAAGCAAAATTTATCTAAGAAAAGAAGGATTGCAATTTATTAATGTAGTGCCAATCAAAGAATAGAAAGGAGCTTGAAATTAGTGGAATCATGGAGAGATATTGAAGGATATGAAGGATATTACCAAGTCAGCAATGCTGGTAAAGTTAGAAGTTTGGACCGAATATCTATAATGAAAAATGGTGTAAAAAGAACAAACAAAGGCAAAGTATTAGCACTTGTTTTTGATGGAAAAGCAAAATATCTTTATGTTAGTTTATCTAAAGATGGAATCGCAATAAAAAAATCAGTACACAGACTTGTTGGCAAAACTTTTACGGATGGATATTTTGAGGGGAGTGAGATAGACCATATAGATACCAACCCTATTAATAATAATGCTTTAAACCTTAGATGGACAGACAGGAGTGGAAATATGAAAAATCCAATAACATATCAAAATACAATAAATCATCATGTGGAAAAACAAAGGATTCCAGTAATGGGAACAAACAAAACAAATGGATATATCCTGCAGTTCGACTATGTAAGACAGGCTAAAAAAAATGGGTTCAAAGGTATTGGGGAAAATATACATGGGAGAGCCAGCCATTGTAAAGGGTATATTTGGAGGTATAATATTGCGGTATAAATTCACAAACAAGGAAATAATTGATATTTTAAATAGAATGATAATTGTTATTGATTCCAGAGAGCAGGCTAACAGCCATGTGATAGGATGGTTCAATTCCAATAAGGTAAACTACAAAGTAACAAAACTAGAATACGGAGACTATAGTTGCTATCTACCTGCAGGATGTTTTGATGGACAGACAAGGGACATTTTCTTTACGGATGAACTTGTTATTGAGAGGAAATTCTGCATAGATGAGTTGGCCATGAACCTTAAAGACAACAAGACCAACATAAATGATATAAATGCAGAAATTATCGAAATATTCGGTGAAAAGTACCTAGAGAAGGTCCTGAAAACAGACTATAACAGGATGAAATTTGAATTTGCGAACCTGAACCGCCACGATATAGAGTTTTATATCTTCATGGAGGACAAAAACTACGATGAGAACATAAGAGCCGGGAACTTCCGGTCAGAATATAACCCGGCCACACTCTATAAACGCTTGAAAGCCCTAGAGAGGGAGTTTCATACCATGATAAGGCCTATGTCCAAGGAGATTATAGGGAGTGAGATATACAACACCCTGAGATACGGAGTAAGAAATATTCTGGTCCATAAAGGATTTATAGAAGAATAGGAGGCCGCCATGATTTTATATCCAGACAGGATGAAACAATTAATTGATTTTGAGGGCCTGAGATATGGAGACAAAGGAGCCCCCACAGATATTGATGGATTGATAGAGTACAAGAATAAAGGCTACATAATCATTGAGCTTAAACATAATTCAAAGGGTATGCCGGATGGCCAAAGATGGGCCATTGAGCGGATGGTAAAGGACTTTAAAAATGCCGGGAAAATATCTATAGGGATAGTTGCTGAGCATGATGTTGATGTTCAGTATGCTATACCTTGTAGGGATTGCATCGTGAGGGAGTATTACCTCAGTACAAGCAAGAATATACAATGGAGAAAACCTATAAGCTGCGTTACAGTAGGCAAGATGATAGACGAGTTTATAGAGTTGTACCTTTAAGAACAACATGAATATATGGCGATGAACATTAGGAGGGATAAAATGACCAATGAAGTAGCAAAAGAACTGATAATAAAAACAATAAGCGATTTTATGTTAGATGATGAAGCGTGTAAATATAAGGCTTGTAGTGATTGTGGTTTTGACAAAATATGTGGCGATATAGTTGATTATGTTGGGGATTTAGACAATCAGAGTTAATCACAATACAAAAATGTGATGATTAAGGAGGCCGGGAAATGAAATGTCAACAATGCAATTATTATATGGAGACACCAAGTTATAACGAATGTGTTTTATTATATTGGGAGAACTGCAGGACTTTAGAAGATTGCAATGCAGTAAACGAGGACCAGACTGTAAACAGAATAAACTATGAGGCCCTGAAAATAAAAATGTGCGGAGGATGTTAACATGAATTGGAACGGATTTTCATTAATTGAAAGCAGCTCAATGGTTAAACAGATAACGGAGCCTAAGCGTAAGGCTAAATCCAAGCGAATACAGAAGAAATTCAATAAAAGATACGGATTCAGGACCAGAACTATACCACTTAAAAAAGTTTTTTTCTTCAATCATTCCTTCATAGGACACCCTGATATTATAAAAGGTATAATTAAAGTACTAGATAAAGATAAAGGAGGATGTAAGGATGTGTAATGAAGATTGCCACAAGTACAAGAGCCGCCACAGCCACGATAGGCACGATATGACCTGCCTTAATTTCATAGGAGATAAGAATATTAGGCTGCAATTAGTTGACTGCAGGCAATACTGCAAATTGATTAAAAATACTCACAGCAAAGTAGTTATAATTCTTCATCATCCGGGAAGGAGTTAAAATAAAAAAAGGGCCTTGGCTTTATGCCTTGGCCTCTTTATATGCTTTTCTTTTCATATCCCGGTACCATTCAGCCCGGTTTGAATATCCTAGTTTCTTTAGTGCTGCATCCAGTCGGTCTAATTCCTCCTGAGTTTCTCTTACTGCAAAAGCTAATTGTTTATTTTTATCCATTGCTATTCCTCCTATTCTTATTTTAAATAATTATCTTCGGACCTGTTACGGGACCTTTTACGCTCTTTTCTATAATGCAATTCCTCGTTGATACAGTATATTGTTAAAATCACCATAGGCGGGCCCCATAACCAGCCCATTTTTAATAAGCATAATCCGATTATTCTAATACCTTCCATCTTTATTCCTCCTATTTTTTTAGATTCTTGCATAATCCTAGGCCGCCAATGCTCTGAGGTAATCTTCTGTACGCTCCATTGTGTACGCATTTTAGGAAACACTTATTGCAATTACATTCAGGGAAATCCTGTGGCCTCTTGGAATTATCCCATGCTGCCATGAACTTATCAATAGAACCCGGCTCCGCATATATTGACCATAACCCGGCTAACGGATTACCGTTAATATCCTCCGCTGATTGCACTATCTTATATTTGATTTTGGCTGCATCGGCTGCAGCTTTAATCCTGTTGTATTCCTCGATTGGATAGTTTGACAATAAAACCATTTCCATGTTTATTCCTCCCCTAACATTCTATTTCTTAATCACTCCTTAAATTTAATTTGTTTGGTAGGCGGTTTTTAAGGATTACCGCCATAACCTATAAATTATTTTATTTTGCTGATTATATCTTCCGCTTTTTTCTGTGCCTGTGGGCTCCTGTAGCTCTGCCATGCTCCATTACTTGGGGCCCATCTAAAACCGTTTTTCTTTAACTCTGTTCTAGTATCTGCATCAGGTTTGCCGGGGAATATAATTTGTAATCTCTGAGCCTCTAAATTATCTATAATCTGGATTCCGTTTATTTCTGTTGTTAGGTCCTCGGCTGGTGTTGTTGCTGCCTGCTCTGCTATCTTCTGTAGGTGTGCAATCCTCTGTTTTGCTGCTCTTATAGTTGCGTTGTTATTAGTCAATGAGCATGATGCAAAACCGTAGCGGCCGCAAAAGTCAGGGCTTAACAATTTTAACGCTGATGTTTCAGTTAATCCGAGTTTTACAAGTTCAACAACTTTTTCAGAATCAAGCATCTTTTTACTTTTCACAATCTTGTTAGCTGCTTTCATTAATTCTTGGCTTTCTTCTAATTTTTCAACTTTAACCTGTAGCTGTTCGATTGCATCCACATCATCTGATTTAATAATTTTGTCTCCTGCTACTACTGCCCATATTTTATTTTCAATTCCTTTTAACTCGTTGTATTCTTCCCAGAGCTTGCCTTCTCTGCTTAAATACTTTTCGTGTGCTCTCATATTATAATTACTTGGGCCGGCTACCATTACCGACACATGACCGGCACCGTTGGCGTTATACTTATTTATCCAGTTTGCATAATTAACGGTGTATCTCTCAACTAATCTATCTATTCTTTCTTTGGATTCCTCTTTGTTGCATTTGCTTTTGGCTTTCTCTGCAACTTCCTTTATTTCTTCTATGTGCTCATTATATTCCCTTGTTGCTCGGCCTGTCTCATAATCGCTATGGCTCATATTCTCTTTAGCTCTCTTTGCTGATTCTTCGTTGATTTTAATCATTGTCATTTTAGACACCATCCTTTTTATTATTTAGCTTTTAGCTTTGGGAGGGCTTTAAGGTTGAACCCTCTAGAACCTTTTATATTATGCTGTCTTTGTTTCTTCCACTTGGCTGCTGCTGAATAAACTTGATTTTTTAAGATACATTTTTTTACCTTTAATCTCTGTTACTGTTTCGCCTTCCTTTGATTCCTGTTTAAAATTACATGGTGTCCAGAGGCCAACCTGCAACAATGCTTTTTCGCCTTTTTTAACTTGATAGCCTGATGCTTTCCATGCTGCATAAGTTTTGAGATTTGTTCCATCATATTCAAAATCAATCTGCTGTTCTTCAAGGGCTATTGCTATTAACTGAGTATTCTTCATTGTTACCGCCTCCGTTTAATTTGATTTGATTTGAGTATTGGAAATCAGCTTTAAGGTATAACTGATTAGAACTCATTGAAGAACTGAACCCCTTCAAGCAGGTTGCCGGAAGTCTTAATCAAAACCGGCTTTGATGCTGTTTCTATTTGTTACGCTTATTGTATAACACCGTTGTAACGATGTCAAGCATTATTTACAAATTAATTAAAAGAATTTTCAAGAGCCTTGCATCCGCTGATATTGCTTATTTGTTCGCATGGTTTTTATGTGGTATGTGCTTGCAGCATCGTGATATTATAAAAAAATAGTGCTTGCCCGGGGAGTTGATAAGGAAGATTTTATTTTGCTATAATAGAAGGGATAAGAAATCACACATTAACGGAAGGAGTGGAGCCAATGAGTTATAAAGAACCAAAGGTAGGTAGACCGCCAATGTATAGCAGCGTTGACCAAATAACCGGATTGATTGAGAAGTATTTCAAAGACTGTCAAGGCGTATTATTGAAGAACAAAGATGATGAGGTAGTAATGGACAAGCTGGGGCAGCCGGTTTATATCGGTGCGGAACCTGCTACAGTCACAGGCTTAGCGTTAGCGTTGGGATTCAATACAAGGCAAGGGCTAATTACATATGAAGGCAAGTCAGAATTTCAAGACGCGATTACGCAGGCCAAGACCAGATGCCAACGATACGCAGAGAAAAGGCTATACGATTCACAGGGCAGCAACGGAGCAAAATTCAGTCTGATGAATAACTTCGGATGGAGAGATAAACAGGAAGTAGAGAGCATCAACACCAACCTAAATGCCGACATTAGCGAAATGACAGACGAGGAACTAGCCGAGCAGGTTCAAAGGATGCGAGAGGCAGCAGCCAAAGGGGAATAATCCAGCGTTAAAACATGACGATAAATGAACATTTAACGCATTGTATAGGAACGCATACTGCAAAGCGAGTGATACCACCGGTTCCCGGACTTTGCAGCGTTTCTATTATCGTGCATCGTGCTATATCTCCCTATTAATGCGGCTATTCTCAATTAGAACAGCGGCAGCAGGCCGGGCCCTTTGTTTCATTGTATGCAGCATGACACATAATAATATATACATACACAACAGAAGAACCAAGGCAGGAGGGAGCAGCAGCAGAACCCGGGAGGCGGTGCCATTGCTCAGGTTCAGGCCCCCCCACCCCCATAGACCGGGTACCAAAGCCGGGGAGCGGAGCGAAAAAAATACCTCTACCAGCTACCGAACACATTTTCACACAAAGGAGACTAATCCATGACAAGAGAAGAAGCGATAACTATATATCATCTAATCAGAGAAGAATGTAAGTTACATAAAGAAGATTGTTCTGATTGTCCGCTTTATTATGAAGCAGATAATCTTAAAGGTTGCATGGCAGAACAAGCACCTGTTTCAATGTGGGATGGTGATAATCTGTAATTTATGAGATTATAAATAGTGTTTTCTCTATTACAAAAAAATAATATATAAATTTCATGCACATTTAGTAATAACCACTAAGGTAAATCTGCATGGTCAAAACGAGCAAAGCATTGATATAACAAGTCTAAGTGCTATTTTGAAATGGCGTTTTTTTGGTATCAAAGTAGCTATTTAGCACCAAAAAAAGTGCATCGTAGAGGAGATGTATCATGAACATTAAAACAACAAGGCTTACTAATCCAAATGGAGAATTGTTAAGTGAACAGATATCTAAATACAAGAGTGTGTTTGAAGATGATGAAGGATATTTGTTCTGGAATAAGAAGGACTACACTAAATCATTTCAAGATGTTGAGTACCCAAAGGAACTAACAGACAGTGAATTAGGGAAGATTACAAGGCTTACGAAGAAAGTATATGCAGATACTAATATGATAGCTTACAGGGGCAATGGTGGGAGAATAAAAGCATATACAGATGAACAGATAAGTGGATATCTAGAATTGGGATTAAGGCAAGGCAGAAGATTTCTTACTAAGATGAATAAATTAGGTATTATCATTAAACACAACAATAAAGGAACTACTGAATACTATTTCAATCCTTTATATTACTTCTCTAATAACAGGATAAACCTTGATTTATACCTAATATGCAAAGAACAGTTGGACAAAGTACTACAAGCATGGGTAATAGAACGCTATATGTTGCTTGTAGACGAAGATTAAAAGGAGGTTGGCTTAGATATGTCAACAAAGATAACAAGTTATTTACAGGCTTTTGATTACATAGGTGTAGTTTATACGGATAAGGTTAAGGCACGAATGAAGGAATATGAGAAAGAAGGACATACCGAGAAAAGTATCTGCTATACCATTTGGAAGAAGTCGGATAAACTAATGAGTTTTAAAGACGATGATAGATTCTGGGGAATATTTGAAAATGAACTCAAGAAGTATTCATGGACTAAGGATGATTCTAGATGGAAAACCTACAATGCAAAGAAGGTGATGTAATGACTAAGAAGAACTGTGAAAGTTACTTTGTCTATGTACATGAAGGAGAGATATGAGAGAAGATTTAATTAAAGAACTAGCCCTCCTGAAAGAAATAGAAACCCGAAAACGCAGAGCCGCAGCCTTAGAGAATGACTTATTATTTTTCAAGGAATACATAAAAATAGTCAACAAAAACGGTGAGGCAGTATGTTTTGAACCCAACGCAATACAGCAACAGATAGATGCTAAGATAGAGGAACTAACATTCCAAGGTAAGCCAGCAAGAATAATAGTATTAAAGGCGAGACAGGAAGGAGTATCTACCTACACGCAGGCCAAGATATTAAAAAAGACAGCTACACAGGAAAACAGAAACTCTTTGGTAGTAGCACACAGAGACGATTCTACCTCCGCTATCTTTGACAAGGCAAAATATATGTATGGTAATTTACCGGAGGAAATCAAGCCCCTACAAAAGGCTAGTAATGCAAAGGAGCTTATATTTGACATACCTTCATTTTATAAAGGCAACAAGAAGGGCCTTAACAGTAAGATTAAAATCCAGACAGCAGGTTCAGACAGTATAGGAAGGTCCGATACTTTTTACTATGTTCATTTATCAGAGTTTGCATTTTATCAAGGGAACCCAAAAACACAGCTTGCAGGTATTCAGCAGGCGGTACCTTCTATACCGGGAACTATGGTTATTATTGAGAGCACAGCTAATGGCTACAATGCTTTTAAAGAGTTGTGGGATTCAGCGGTTGCCGGAGAGAATGACTGGGTACCAATGTTTTTTGCATGGCACGATTATATTGATTACCAGATACCATGCGAAAC